TTGAAGTCATCATGATCTCTTACGTCAACATTATAGACATTTTCATACTTGCTTGCTAAATCAAATTCTTCTATATAGGGCTTCCAGATTTCAACTGCATCAATATTTACAAATATCTTTGCCTTTGAAAGTGCATCGTAATAAGTTCCAGCACCTGCCCCTACATCTAAAACTGTCTTTGCCTTAGACATATCAATCTTATTGATAATCCACGGCCTTGATTCTGGATGACTTGTTCCCATGCTATTGCTCCACATACTCTCTTTGTAACTTATTATAATTAAACTCTGATGTTACACGATGTGCTGGATGATATAGATGAACATCTGTTCCAGATCCAGGAATGATCTTTCCTAGTTTCTTCTCTACTAATAGGTGGAAGGCATCGTCTTCTGCGCCCCAGCCAATAAAGCCCTCATCCATGCCACCTATTCCTTGCCACAAAGACTTCTTCATGACATAGGCTCCACCAGTAAAACCTCTTTGTGGTTCATTGATAAAGTCATACTTAATGTCTAAGATGCCAAAGAACTCATAGAACTTGTCTGTTGATTCTTCTGTGAGATATCCAAAGAATTTAAATGGTTTTACTAAAGCATTTCTTTGCTTTGCTACCTCAATTGCTTCATATATGTGCTGATGCTTAATAAAGTTATCTGCATCAATTACCACAGATATTTCAGAGTCAGACTTTTCTACCCCAGTATTTCTTGCGGCAGAACGATTAAAGTCTCCAACATTATCTCCAAAAATTACATCAAATTCTTCAGAATAGTAGTCAACTAGAAAGTCAAAGTGCTTACGACGATAAATGCAATCCATGTCTCTCCACGGAATAATTATCTGCTGCCTCACTTTTCTTCCTCTCTATGACAAATGCAGTGACAATCTTGCTTTGCCAAACATGTTGAGTGCAAACCCTTAGCACAATAGCCAGACTTTGCAATAGTAATCATCTCAAAGTTTTCATCAAATTCCATTTCCTGAGTAATTACTCCCAGGTTTCTTTTATCCTTAATTTCATTAACATAAAAACTTTCAAAGTTAATGTTAGTCATTTCTTGATAATCAAGGTACTTCTGATAATCTCCGATACCATAAATACCTTCCTCGATTCCCAAAAGAATAGACTCCTGAATCTTTTGTGATTTTGATTCAATCTCTGTCCATGTTCTATTTGCCATGTTATCGTTCCAAATCTTTGGACGATCTTCACGCTTATAAAAATGCCAGCAGATCATTTCGTTTGGAGCATATATCTTCCATCCTCGTGTATAAGCACGAATGGCAATACATAACTCTTCCCCCATGAAGGAGATCCTTTCATCATAAGGAATCTCTTCCACAAACTTTCCTGTAGTAAATAGCAAGGCTCCCAAGACTGTATGAGATGGATGTGGTTTTGACTTATCCAGCATCTTTTCTCTGTTGCCTGCCCAAACACCAGTCCAAGTGTTAACTACGCTAGTCCATGAAACTTCATCCCAGAAGTCAGGATCTCCTTCAACATACTCAATGCTTCCTTCGTCAAGTATGTTATATGGGGCAGGAAATTGACTAAGAATAACCTTTTGAGTTTCAGCCAATTCCTGTGATTGCTGTAGCATGTTTTTTAGTTTTGTATCCCATCCCTTTGCAAACCTCATGTGTGAGTCTGTTTGAAAGAAATAATCCTGCTCGTCATACATTTCCATTGCGATCTTACGAGCAAAGCCTGCACCTCTTGCTTCGCTGAAGTGCATATTTTTTAAAATTACCTGATCTCCAAGCCAAGAGAAATCCTCAAACGGATCATTGTCTTGATTTACTATTCCAAAAAATAGGTCTTGTGGACAATCAGCATTATCATAAAGACTGCGAACTGTCTCTGGTAACTCCTTGTCACGATACGATGCAATAGAAATAAATATGCTCATCCTAGTTTCTGCACTCCTGGCTTGTCGTACACTGGATCTAGAGTTGCGTCTATCCCAGCATTCTTGAGCATCTTCTTAATTGCTTCAAAATACATAGCCATCTTTAGGCGTTCAGATTCACTGATATGTGCCCATTCACTTTCATAAAAACGAATTCCAAGATAACTTCCAAAGTCAACAATGTCTATTGTCATCTCTACAGGCATCTTAACTGAACGAATTGCTGCGCTCACATCTGGTGTATAAATCATTCTATCTCCATTGTTAAAGATTCCCAAGTGACAAACCAACTATCCTTGTCCTTGTGGGCATTAAATTCCTTATCAATTTTACCATCCTTCAAATATACTCCACCCCAGACTCCCCATTCTTTATGAGAGATTCCTTGAGCAAAGCATTGCTGATTGATTGGGCATCTTTGACATATGTGGTCTACTGATTTTGCTAGGTGAGGATCTTCTTCGTATTTATCAAAGAACAGATTAGTATCCATTCCAAGACATTCGCCCTTATCCTTCCACCTGTGCATGATCTCTCCCAATAAAATTAAAGCATATGTGCTTCATGTTCTTGCTCCTTAATGTCATTTCTTTCATAAACTTTTTTAAAGTTTATTCCTATCATCTCTTGATACTGTAGATATTTTTCATAATCATCAATACCATATATACCACGTTCTATGGCTAAGAGAATATCTCTCTGAACCATTTTTGACTTAGCATCAAGTTCTGACCACGCTGTTTTGGATAGACCATCTTGCTGAATTCTTGGCTTCCCCGTCCTTCTGTAAAAGTGCCAACAGACGATCTCATTAGGGGCATAGATATGCCAGCCTCTTGTATAAGAACGAATAGCAAAGCAAACTTCTTCTCCCATATAACAAATTCTTTCATCATAGGGAACTTCTTTTACAATAAATCCAGGTGCAAATATAAATGCCGCCAGAACTGTATGAGAATACCTTGGTTCTGATAAGTTGTCAATTTCTTTTCTGTCAGCACCCCACACACCTGCCCATGGATTTGATACTGTTGCCCATGAAGGCTTGTCCCAAAAGAAGTCATCATTCTTTAGATAATAATCTGTATCATCCTCTAGTGGAATATATGGTGCTGGAAATTGACTTAAAATAATCTTATCTGTACCTTGCTTTTGTTGACACAACAACAGCATTTGTTTTAATTTTATATCCCATCCTTTTGCAAATCGCATATGAGAATCTATTTGAAGAAACCAATCTTCATCTCTGTATAAATCCATTGCAATTTTCCTGGCATACCCCACACCACAAGCATCTTCTGCATTCATTTGAATCATCCTTATTTGATTAACTGGTAGCCAATCAAAGATGGCATGATTATTAGGTGTATCTTGAGACACTATTCCAAAAACTAAATCATGTGGGTTTTCAGCATTATCATAAATGCTTCTCACTGTTTTTGAAAGTTCTGCATCACGATATGAGGCGATGGAAATAAAAATACTCATCTTAATCTATAAGGCTTGTATATTCTCTGCCAATTGTATTGGGAAGATTCCAACCTTCAGAGGTTGCTGGGAATACGGTCTTATGCATCCACTTACCGTCCTGGAATGCACCGTTCTTCTTGTATAGAGCGTTGTCTGATCTTGTATACTTTACAACATCCCAACCCTCCCAACGCAGATCATCGCGTGATGCAACAATCTTTTCCATATCCTCTAAACTAGTTACTAGCATAATTAATTTCTCCTGCTTCCATCGTAAAGATAACTCGCTTGATCCCTACCCTCTTAATTAGAGTGGCACACTTGGAGCAAGGCTTGCTATCTCTATCGTTTCCATGGCGGTTAACTCGTGCAACATAAAGAATTGCACCCTTTACATTATCCTCTCCTGCCTCACGAATTGCAACCTCTTCTGCATGATAGGAGCAATCAGATTTGATGTGTTCTGGTGAGACAATCAAAGGGTTATTTCTATTCTTATTCCATCCTGTTCCTAGCACTCGTCCACCCTTGACAACAACTGCACCATGGGTATTACGAGCGGTAGACTTTGTTGCACAATAACGTGCCACACTTAGATATGATCTTTCTCTATTGGAAAGCATGGCACTCCTAATAACGGAAGATGCCAGTCTCCACTCCAGCCAACTCAGCGGCAGCAGTCAAATGCGACGGGCGCTGGTTCGGGTTAGAGAGAAAGGCAAAGTAGTTGAAGTCAGAGATGTTGTCTTCAATATAAGATGGGGGAACCTTGTAGAAGCGTACCTTGATTCCACGACGCTTTAGACCCTCTTCTGATAAATTGCAGAACTCAGAAGTGTATGAGTTAATCTGTGCTGGTCCTGCGGTGTATACGTTAAACTCATCATCACCACATGATGATAGAGCGACACCCATGGCACGCATAAATACTTGATAGTCTGAGAACTCCTTGGTTCCCTGTACTGCGACGTTCATCTTATTCCTTTCCGCTTTCTTCTATTTCATCAAGAATACTGAGTAATCTGTTTAGATCTTTTGCGTTCATTGACATTGTATCAATTGGCTTTGCCGTTGTAAAGTCTGGCTCTCTTGTAACTTCTGACTCATAAAACACATTGTCGTATACCCAATATGCTTTATCTTCGTACACTGCCACACGAACTACGTCTTGATCCTCATAATCTTCTTCATACTCGTATTCATATTCGTATCTAACTCGTACTATTATAAACAATAGTATCCCTAGTGTCAATACCCAGGGAAGAATTAGTAATAGTGGAAGCATACTAGCCCCTTCTAGGGAAAAACAAGCCTTCCCAGTTATTTACTGTTGGTTGCTCTGTCTTCTTTGGCTTCTTGTTGCTTCTTGAACCACTAATATATTGTCTACGTCTATTGATTGTGTCTGTGTTGTTGATAGAATCTGCACCATCATTTGCCATTGATGCAACGTCATCTGACTTCTTTGCATCTGGTACGTTGGCATGAAGTGCAGCAAGTTGTTCTTCTGCATTTGATCTAGAAGGATGTGTACCGACCACTCTACCAGTTTCACTGTTTACAACTTCATACTTAGATCCTGCTCTTTGAATATTCCAGGGCATGTGATCAACTCCTTTACTTAATTATACATGGTACGGCGGGTGAGATTTGAACTCACGATAGACGGCTTATAAGACCGCTGCCAAAACCAGACTAGGCTACCGCCGCCTAAACTATAGCGACGTTATTGCAAGAATGTTCATGGTGATAAAAATAAGATAGATAAAAATTGTAATGCTTGTTTGAATAGATCTTTGATTATTTCCATCAGCAAGCATATAGCCTAGAGAAATGAGATTAAGTATTAGGTTCAGGGAGAACAGGATAAGTGTTGCAATAAGAAATGTTAGAACCATTTTAATACCTTTCGTAGTTGTGGAAAAAGTTTATCAGAGTAGTCCAAAGTTGTCAAGGTAGTCACGAACATCTTCTGGCATATCTTCTGGTTCCCAGCGCCTGTTCTCTTCCTCTTCAATTCTATTCTTTCTATTAATTGATTTGTAATCATGGATTTCAATCTCCTGATTGGCATTACGAGGAGTATGGGCAATTGCATTGTATACCGCCCCTGTAACAGCGTCAGACAAGTCCTTAGAACCCTTACGAGGGTGATCAACCTTCTTATCAGATACAATACGCAGTTCGCTCATCTCTTGCAGCAGAATGTCAATATGTGGCATAAGAACACGATCCTCATAGTAAAGCATTGCAAGATCTTCATAGTGCTTTTTGCCAACAGAAAGTGTATCTGTTTTGATACCTACTGACTGTAATTCCTGCTGAATATCAAATGACTGCCAACGGTCAAAGGTGACAAGACCAATTCTAAATCCGCTACGTCTGAAGTTTACAATCCAGTCTTTTACTTCTGAAAGATTAACTGGACCTTCCTTGCGAGGCTCCCACCATACAACAGCATCGACAATGACAATTGGATGAATCTGAGTATAGTCATTGAACGTTCTTACCTGTACCCACTTATCCACATGTGCAATTGCAATAGCACATTTGTCATGCTTCTGGGCAAGGTCAGCATGAAGATAATATCTAATATCTTCTTGTGGCTGCCATACAGGTTCTACTCTTTTGTACTGATCAATTGGATTATGTAGACACATTGCTTTTTCTAATGCATCTCTATTCTTAAAGAATGCATCTGATGAGAATGATGGCATACAAGCAAAACGCTGCATAGCATCTGCATGATCTGTCATGAAGGCGATCTTAAAGTCTGTAATCTTTCTAGTTGGATTTGCTTCCCATGTTGGACGCTTAATTGCATATACCCCTGGATACTTATAAGAAATAATATGATCTTCTGTCCACTCAATAGTAAATTGATTATCATCTTGATCTGCTGGAAGATCTTCGTTGATGGTAAACGTATATGACTTATGCTCAACATCCTTCTCAGCAACTACTTCGTCATATCTCTTGGAAATAAAATCTCCTGGATAGCGTGGGAATGAAAGAAGAATTACTTTACCAAAGTCTGGGAATCGTGAATCTACAGAAGCACGGAACGCCTTGTAGATAGCGTCACCAGTTTTGGCATTCTCGTTACCACTAGCAGAATCTTGAGCAAATCCAGAGATCTCGTCAAGGATCGCAAGGATAAGGTTAAGTCCCTCGTGGCTCTCTCTTTCTGAGTGACCAGAATAAACAGTGACAGCCTTATCAAACTCAATGCTGTCAGCCTTTGCCTCAAATTTACCAGCGAACCATGGGGATCGAGCAATCTTGCCTTTAAAACCCTTAAAGAATACGTTACGGGCCTGCTGTGCATTGATAGCAATGTTAATGATATCAATAGCGTCTCCTGGTGGCTTACCGAAATATCGTGCAGGATCTTTTAAACAAAGGAGTTTATAAACCAAGTAAGCACATCCAATGGTGGACGTATGATCTTTTCCTGAGCCTTTCCCCAATTGTAGGAGAACTTCTGCTTTAGTATATTTCTTGAAATGTTCACGGCCTTCCTTCTCTCCCATAAATCTAATTAGATCTTCTTCTTTATAAATCTGACTCATTGCTTCTACAAGATCACGTTGGATCTGAGAAAGTTCTGGCTGATCTAGATAATTCTCATCATGAAGAAATGTATCAAGATCTACTGGATCTTCTTCAAAGGGAGACTCATCAAGAACATTAAGAAAGTCTGAGAAATCAATTGCCATGGAAGACTACTGCCTCTCCCTGTGGACCAGAAGCCTCCGCTAGACGAGATAGAACCTGAGTCTTGCATGTAGGACACTTTCCAGATACCTCCGCAAGAATCTTCATAAGAAGTTCTTGCTTGCGTTCCGTTTCTAGCAATTGATCTGCAAGTTCCTTATTCTCTAGCAAGCCTGCCTTCTGTAGCATATCAATACGCTTAGACTCGATATCAAGAATTAGTTTGATTGCAGCAGTCTTTGCAGATAAGTTGCTGTTAGTTGTTGCCTCGTCAATGACTTCATAGGCTTGCTTGATGAGTTTAGAATAGTGTTGATCCGCTCCTGATAAAGCCTCGCGTGCTCGTGCTCTAACTGCTTCTGAATTGCTTGCCATACTTTTCCATTCGCGTAGAAGGGAAGAGACTCTTGCTCTTGGTATGTCAAGTTCACGGGAGATTTCGGATTCATTTAACCCCTTAATGTATTCGGATGCAACACGGTTGACTTCTTCCATGTGTTCAATTAGTTCACTCATAAGGCTCCAATTATAGCAGTGGCAGGGTAGATTTGTTGCCACCAATAGAAATTAGGTTATCTACCCTGCCGACTACTACTTACAGTTTGCTGGGTACTTTGAGTACCAAGACTTGTACTTTGCGTAGACAGACTTAGGTGTGTAAAGACCCTTGTGTCTGCCAGCACCATCAATATCCCAGGGATAGAAGGTGTGACCATGTTGCGAAATCTTATACGCAATCATGATGTTGTACTTGCGTGTGAGCAACTTGTGTGTGTTCCACCAAGGTTGATCTGACCACGCTGCGCGGTTGAATTGGAAGACTCCATAGTCTCCAGTAGAAGAAATTGCGTTAGCCCTTCCTCCACTTTCACGCATGGCAATTGACCATGCGATCCTCAATCCCTTACCCTTAAAACCAGCAGCCTTTAGTTCATTGACTAGCCAGTTCTTACAGGTAGTGTTTGGCTTTGACTTAGCCTTTGTTTTATTAACGACAGGCTTATTCAAAGCCTCCGTCGCAATAGGTGCATTTGACTTAGCATACACCTGTTCGGTTGAAGCAGCACTAGCGGAAGCGGTAACCAAAGTTACTGCAAGAACGCTAGCCATAATTCCTCCTACCAGTTTCGTTTTCGTCATTTGATTCCTCCTTGCGGCGGCAACATTGTTCTAGCCTAACATACTTTGATAGGCGAGTCAATTGATTTATGGGGGACTTGCCTGTGTGATAAACTTCACACTAGGTTATTTTTGATGAGATTAAGCACAAATTTATCTCTCTTTGATTGTTTAAATCTAGCATATCTTTTTGCCAAAGGAACTCTTGGCTCCCACCATCCAGCAGAACTACAAGTCTTTGCTGTATCTACAAGTTCCTTTGTCATCGTGAATCTTTTTAGGATTACATTCTTTTCTGTGAAGAATTTTATGTAAGCCATTGGCTCACCCTCTTGCAAGGATACTTCAGTTATTCCAGGCCATACATTAAATTCCATATGAATGGGTCTAAACCAAGATCCACAATTATATGTGCCTGGAACTATCGCTCCCCAAGAACTGTGAGGTGTCTTAGAAAAGTATGGATCTGAAACCATTACATCTAAATCTTCACCAGCAAAAAATACAATGGGGTGAGAGAATGATGTTAGCAGTTGATTGCTTAGACTAGGTGGACGATTAACCACCCACTTACCATTACCGCCCTCCATTTCATTAGACACCTTTCCATCTTCTATGATGAATGATGCTGATGAATTAAGTGGACTCTTGATAACAAATAGATTCTTTCCTAAATCAGTTACAGCAGGGCAACGCAAAAAGTTATCATCTGGATTGTTCTTATTCTTGTTAATAGACAATTCATGAATTAAACTCTTTGGCTCCTCAAAAGTGATAGACCAATCTAAGTCACCATCAGGAACGTTTGCCCAATATACTGTAACTGATTCAGCCATTTGTATTTCCCTGTAAGCGATTGATCTCGTCAGTAATATAGAAGATAGCCTTCTTAAGATCTTCGATGTGCTTATCCTCATTCTTGAGTCCTGCACGCCAAAGATACTTAATAGCATTTCCAATATTATAGTTGCGATGACGAACAATCTGAATGCACTCTACCCCGCTAGGGTCACTCGTATAGTGTGCGGGATGATTAACCATATCTGCCATTACTTTAATCCAAACTTTTTCATTTGACGGTAAATAATCTGTAGGCTTACGCCACATTCCGTAGCAATCTGTTCTGGTGTCTTTTTATCTAAATATAGACGCTTCTTCAAATATGCTTCGTTATGATGCAAACCATTGTTCTTAGCCATATTCTAGAACACCTTTCCCCAATTGTCAAGTGCCCATGCTCCAATAGCAATAGCATCAGCCACATCATCATCATCCACATGCAGATCAAACTTATCATTAACAAACTTCATAGTTCTTTGCTTTCTGAAAAGTCTTTCTTGAGACTTATACCAAGACTCTGACTTTCCTGGAAAAGAATTTCTAATTTTTGTTTTTTCTTCTGCGGTTAATCTTTTATTTCCTGACCAGTTTTGCCACTGCATAGGGCTTACGCTTGCAACATGTCTTACTCCAGTTAGTGCTGCTGATCCAACCAGAGCACCGTGGCTCATGGAGAGGTTTGCTGCTGTCTTTGGAGAGTTTAGATAGATTGGTTGCTCAATAATAATATGCTCAACGCCATCTAACTGATTAAAGAATACCTTAGTCTTGTGCGCTGTATCAACAATCTTTTCATAAATATCTGCACCAAAGTACTTTACCTTGCCATACTTTGCCAATTTCCCATCAACAAAGTAGGCAAACGCAAGACTATTAGTGCTTGCATCAATAGAACAAAATGCTCTTGGCCTACTTATCATATCTTTCATATTCTATTAGTCCCTTTAATTCTTTTAAAGCCTTATCAACCTGCTTGTCATTTACAGCACAAGAGTTGCAGTATCCATCGTTGTTATAAATAGAAAGAATTGTTCCGCATCCATTTGAGCATCGTCTTTCTTTCTTAGCCAATTTCTTTCTACGCTTTATCTGATAGCGTTCATTGACCTTTTCTTTTGTCGCAAGTTCACGACATTCCACAGAGCAGTAAATCTGGTAACTGACGTTTGGATTAAACTCATTAGAACACCAGTCACAGACTTTCATGCAAGATACTCCAAGGGTTCGATCTTGACTGTTCCCTTATCAGCCTTATTACATGCATCTCTTACAGGACAACCACCACATACCTTGGAATTTGAACGGTATGTCTTCTTTGGAATGTCTCCGCTTTCCCACTGCTTACGAACTGTACGCATCCAGTCAAAGGCATAGTCTGCCCAAGCAATAAGTTCTGGTGTTGGCTCAACAGTAATAGCGTGTAGTTCATGAGAGTTCTTATTCTCATAAAGAAGAATACCCAACTTCTTACCAAGTACCTTCATATAAATAACCAACTGCATCATGTGATATGACGGTGGCTTTGCGTGCTTACGATAGGCAAACGATTCCTCACGCATTGTCTTGATTTCTACAACAGGTTGCTCTTCTTCCCATTGAACAATTGCATCTGCAAAACCAAAGATGGGGGGATCTTGTGCTACGATACGCTTTTCCTTCTCTACCATAATGCCTGCGTCCTCAATAGCCTTCTGGATACGCTCGTGACTCATAGTTCCACTGCTCATATTGGCGATTGCATAAGCGTCATTGTCATCAAGGAATTCTGTTCCTGAGAAAGCAAGGAACCAATATCTTGCACATGCTCCGTTTCCGTAGACAAGTGCTGAAGGGCTAAATGTCTTCTTAGTCTTAAAGTTATATCCATTTGCTGCGGTATAACCTTCTTCGATCTTTGCGATAAAAGCCTTGGTATCAATAGCACCTTCTGGCTGCTTATTGAGTGCCTGCTTTAGAAAATTTGTAGCCATATTATCCCTTTGTTAGATATTTAAGTGTGGCGCAAACCTTGTCGATTTCGGCTGCGGCTGTGTAGTAGATGTTCTTCTTTTCTCTACTGCTCTTGTCTACATTCGTTAGCCAGGTAGCCTTGAATGACATTTTTGCTGCAATTGCTTGTAAACGTACCAATTCTACCATAGCAACCTGAATTGGAATGTCTGGCTTAAGAATGATCTTAGCAATAAACTCAAGCGCCGTTGTTAGTTCTTCGTCTTGCATATACTCTGCAATCTCATACAGGCCGTCAACCTGCTGAAGAGTCGTCGTCATTAACTCTTGCCCTTTCTATCAGATCTTCCTGAATGGACCATTCTACTACAGATAG